TCACTGCCCCCCGACTACCGGAACGATAGGTATTTTTCTGTCATAGCGTGCAGTCTGTGACGCATTTTTATGGCCAGCTATTCCCTGTTTTTCATTCAGCGATCCTTCCAGATCCGATATCCCTTTCGCTTTCAAATCGTGGAAAGTAAATTTGAAATCAAGCTCCGGGAATTTTTCAGCTGCAAGTGCTTTGGCTTTACTCCACTGAGCATTGAACGCATCTCTCGTATACCTCAAGCCAGACGGCTGGTGGAGCAGGAAAATACTCACCATGCCGGGATTTAGGGGGAGAGATTCAGCAAGCCTTACTGCTTTATCAAGGCGTTCTGTCCACGCTTTAATTTGGGGAACTGCGGTTTTACTCTGCTGGATCATGATGCCTTCACGGAGGATCTGGCTTTTTTTCAGGTCCAGAATATCTCCCTGCCTGGCACAGCATAAATAAGCAAGTTCCATAGCCACTTTCACTGGAGTGTGAGCAACTCTTAATAGAGCCTCGTATTCCCTGTCAGTGACATAACGAGTTCTGGCTTTTTCCTTAAATTGCTTCACCCCCTGGCAAGGATTCATCTTCACTTTGCCTCGTTCATATGCCCACCTGAATACACGAGAAATAAAAGCCTTTTCCCGGTTCGCCTGGACACGACTTTTTACCCCTCGCTTGTCCATATACTTACGGATATGCTCTGGTTTGATGTTGTCTGGTTTCATCTTGCCAAACACAACATTTACTTTTGCACCGTATTTTCTGTAGTCCTTACGAGTCTCGGTTGCCAGCTCGTGGAAATCCCCAGAATTAAAGAAGTCCTCACATAGAGCATTAAAATTAGTACCCACCTTGGTGTCATTTATAAAATTTTCATAAGCCGACCAGACCTGCGCTTTGGTCAAATCCGCATTGCATAGCCTGACTGTTCCGCCTTCTGGTGTACGAAATTCATAGGCAGACTTGCCCCGGCGAACGCGGGGCGGCATCCAGTTATCTTCTGGGTTTTTACGAGCTCTGGGCATTAGCACATGTCCTTGAAGTTTGGTTCTTCTTCCTCTGGATTGCTTACTACCAGCCTAAGTCCCGCAGGGTTGGAAACATGATCCCAGGTAGTTCCGGGTCTTCCATCCTTGCGCGGGACAAAAAATACACCGCTCTCTTTCAGAGCCTTGCACTGAAGAGAAGGGCGACGATAACCAGTAAGCTGATATAGATCATCGGGAGTAAGAAAACGTTGGCTTTGTCCGCTCATGGATTGCTCTCCACTTTACCGGCTGCACCCGGTCACTCTTTGAAAATACATGTCCCGCAACCATTGCGGAACCAGTCACAACAACTACCATATCGGTTTACTTTTTTATTTGCGGGTCCTCCTGCTGCGGTGCTTTTTTAATATGCAGGCGTGGTTCGCCATCTTTTGGTTCCGGCCAGTCCCGAGCTTTGTTGATCGCCAGCTTCTCAATCATCGCCAGGGTAATCTGTACGTCGGTGATTCCTGCACGGCGCTGAGCATCCCATAACAAGAATTGCATATCAGCCCACTCGCTGAGGTCACCAGGCTCGGCCGCTGCTTCCAGCGCTTCTTTCGAGAGGTGCTTAAGCGGACCAACAGGACCAACGTCGCCAAACGTAGACTGTGACCATTCTGCATGATCACTGCGAACAGCTTGCCGTGGTTCGGCACCTTGAAGCATGGCGGCGCGGCAGGCGTTCCAGCCGTATTTAAACGCAACGTTGATAGAGTCGCATGGCGCGTACTCTTCCATTTTCGATATTGCCTGCCTGGTGCTAATTGCATCCGGTACTACCGGCGCTGGCGGGGCTGCATAGAGCGGCACGGCTGAAAAGTAGTTGTCTACTTTTGGGTCCTGAGCGTGCATTAAGTAATGGCTGCCAATCATGTACGCAACCGGCTCCGCTGCCGTCAGCGCTGCCAGCGTGATTTCAGCCAGGCGCAGGCGTATAGCTGTTTGCTGAGACGGAATAAGCTCGTCACGCTCGCGCCAGAAAGCAACTTCTTCACGCGCCTGAACGATTAACTGCTGGTTGGTGAATTCCATCATCTTTCCTCACTGCGTTGCTGATTTCTCCAGGCGACATCTTGCTGCGTAAGTCTCCTTCCATGGATAAACGCATGCACACCATGGACTGGAATTTCCATCTTTTCGGCAATAGTAGTCTGTGCCATGCCTTCATCGTGTAGCGCACAGCAAAGTGACACATCATGATCGCTGTATATGGCGAGATGGTGGCGTTCACCAATGCAGAGTAGGCTTATGCCAAGAATGCTCGCTTTACCCTTAACTGAGTGGAGTGATCTACCAAGACTCGAAGCAATTTCATTAGCTGATATTTTGCCCGCTTTGTCTTTGAGTTCCCGAAGGTCAGCAGTAGTCCAGGGCTTATAATTACTGCGCAGTTGGAGAGATATTCTGGTGCTCATAGTGCGCACTGATGCGTAAGTGCGATTGAGAGAAGAAGCTATCTCACGCAGAGTCATAACGCCTGCCTTATCCCGTAAGAAATTGAGTTCTGACTGCGACCATGGGTTTCTATTCAGATAATTATTCTTCTCCATCACCTAAACCTCTTTGATGATGCCTTCGGCTAACAGATCTTCGAAGTTAGAGTGAGTGTTGATTGCGCTAGCTGGCATCAGCGCTTCACGAACGCATGGCTTGTAGTAGTGATGAAAAGCGAATGTTAGGCCGAGCTTGGTCGGCCGCTCTTGTTTACCAAGCAGCTTGAGATGCGTGCAGATAGTTGTTGCTGTCCATCCTGAGTGATATCCAGCGGCACGTTTCATGACAGTCTCAGCCAGGATGGTACGGAAATCAGTTCTCCCAAAGTTGGTGTTCTCGAAAGCAGCATTTATCACTTCATCGGTCAGGTGAGCGTCGATAGCATTTCTCATTGGGCTGCTCCCTGTTGAAGTTTGTACTGCTTAACAAAGTGGGCTACGGCTTTCGACTGACTGGCGACAATGGTTTTATCACCCATATTCAACCAGACGTTCTTACCTCGATAAATTGAGGCCGAACCAATTTCTTTTCCGTCGAACATAACGATCAACGTTCGCCCGCGAATTTCGGTTGATGGAATTGGCTGAGACAGGCGATATGTTTCACGGGCTTCAGCAATTGCTTTGTGTTCGTCGATAATGGACAGAGCTTCGGCCAGCGCAGCACCCTGGATGGTGAACACACCTTCGTCACTGATTTCAGCCTGGGCCATCAGTTCCACGAAACGACGCGCATTCTTGATGCTGAGTTCTGGGGCGATAGCGCTGCGGGTAACTTTCGTTTTACCCTGGGCGGCAGCAACAGCTTTATCGTGCTGCAGCACCTCGCCAGCTTTTTCGCCGTACTCTTTTACGCGATCAACGGCAACATCTACGGAGACGGCCCCGGATTTAACTTCCTGCTGTACGTCATAATTTGCGGTACTGAGCGTCAGTAATTTTTCAACCGTAGAGACTGACTTGTTGACCAGCTTTGCAATCTCGCTGGTGGTCTGGTTAAAGGCGTTATGCAACTCCTGAATAACCGCAGCCTGCTCAATATCAGAAAGTGGCAGCTGGTTGTTACTGGTCATGATGCGAGCGAGGCGCTGAACATCGTTACCGTTGAACGGCATGATGTGAATTCGGTCGACGGGTTTACCCGCGGTGCGGCAACGCTCATAGCAACGGCGACGGCGATGACCTTCAACGACCCAAACACCACCTTCATCACGTGCGATAACTTCCAATGGAGGAACCGAACCACCGTTCATCAGATAGGTAAACAGTTCGTCGTCTGCCTGGATGGTTCGTTCATCGTCGTCATGACGCTTGTTGAAACCTGCGCGAACGTGGATATCGTCGAGGCTGATGAACATCCCGGTATCAGTGCGCTTGATAGTCCCATCGCGGGACATCTGCTTGAATGAGTTAGCCATTAGAGAGCCACCTCGTTATTGAGGCAAATGACCAGCGCAGGCAGTTCACGTAATTCACGCTGCGCTTCTAGTAAGTGCATATTGGTTGGTATTTTGGTGAGCCGCTCTTCGAGGCGATCACACTCTCTGGCCCAGCTTGTTACGTCTTCACGAAGAGTAGTGTTCTGTGTGGCCAGCTCTTTACGCTGTGCCATGGCTTCACAAAGAGCGACGCTGGTATAGTCCAGACGGTTAGCCAGTTCGGTCATGATCCCGCGATAAGCCGGGGGAAGGAGAGGGGCTGCTTTACGGGCAGCGTCGATCAACTGCTCTCTGGTCATGCGTGGTTGTAACTCGGTGACGGTCTGTGCGTTCGTCATGGTTAGTTTCTCCGTTATATAAGCGTCCTGCACGACGCTGAATTTTGGTTGCACGAATCCCGCGCCTTACGGCGAGAAAAATGATTTTGGTTCGCTTTAATAAGCACCCAGGGTAGGGCGCTTAATGAAGCGGGCGACTGCCATCGCCGGTTAGTTCTCCACACATCTGGAAGCGCACTCCAGCATTTCACACCTGTCACCCATAACTGATGGATTAAGGAATGCGCTTTCAGCTGTGAAAATGGGCGGTCGGCATTTAGGGACATTCACAATTACCGACCGCCAAGACTACACACAGCTTTCGTTACTACGGGTTACCACGCTGGCTACGTGATTTGGTTGTGGTGGCCGGTGCCGATCTCCGGCTTTCGGGCTGGTTGTGCCAGTACCCGCACGGATTAAAAGTCCGCTGCACATGAGCCTGTGCGTTCACCACAACGTTGAGAGCATTGCCGGTGTCCGAATTGAACGGACCTTTTCTCTGCCCAACCCTCCAAACTTAATTGGACTGTCTGGAATTGAACCAGCTCTTATGCCTTGCTCGTCAATACTCTCATCGTTGCACCCTCGTCTCTTCCGAGGTGTCACACCTAACCGCCACGCTGGTGAAACGACCCTGGCATGGTTCGTGCCTGGCTTGCACATTCCGGCTACCCGGCTTGGAAAGTAGCTTAAAGAAACCCTGCCGGACCGCTACGACACATGTGCCATATGCCGTACTGAAAAAATGCCTGTCTTTTCACCACGTCAGGCTCGGTGGTATTCTTGGAGTTCTCACACAACCAAGAAATTGAAAATCATGAACAATCCGTTATCCAATCTTCAGTTGGATGTTTGGTACAAGGTGTTGATCGTCATTTGCACGGTCGTATTCCTCTCTACTGCTGGCGGACTGCTACCAAAACTTCCCACTAACTCCGCGCTTCTTATTTCTCTTGGCGGCGTATTTTTTTGCTGTGGTGAATGGAAAAACCATCCACGATACACAGTGGTTGAAGAGGCAATGGGCCAGAGATTTCTTGGCACTGGTTTCAAGCGCGCATTCAGTATCACCGGTACGATTCTTTGCTTGATTGGCGGATACCTGCTCTACAGAGGAATCATGCCACTTCTCTAAATCACAACCGCACTTAGGGCACTTGCTATAAACAGGACTGAACTTCATCCCTTCAGGGAGAGCAATCATCTTTCTGTTTGCGCTTGTGCTCATTCTACTTACTCATAGGATTGTTGTTGATGAATTGAATATACAAAACGTATTCATTGTAGTCAATACGATTTGTATACAAAAAATGGAAGGTAACGTTATGTATCTTTCTTGAGCTAAAGAGAGGGATAGTGGCAGTTCGGTGTTCAACTATTCGGGGGAGTTGTCGAATACGATTTTCGAAACCCAACCAGACGGTTGGGTTATAAGGAATCTTTAGATAAGACGTAGCTTGGTTTCAACGCCAACGCCTATAATTCTACAGTTGCCGTTGATCGGCACTAGAGGCCATTGGGGGTTAAGCCCCTTCAAATACTTTTGACCACCATCAATAATTAATTTTTTAAAAGTGGCTTCGTTTGTATCTGAAAGTTTTGCAACAACCAGGCTTCCGTTTACTGGTTCTCTACCCGTGTCAAACAAGACAAACGTACCCTCAGGAACGCTCAGCCCGACTGGCGCGGTCATAGAGTCACCTTCCACTTCTAGCCAAAAGGCATCTCCCTGGATATGAGCATCTGACTCAAGCCATTGGTCTATATCTTTCAGGGTATAAGCTTCGACGGCTTCACCCCAAGCTCCTGCCTTGACGCTACTTAACACCGGATATTTCTTGCCAGGTTTATAGCGGCCCACATACTCAACATCCCCTTTAAGAGTCTCATCCATGATTAAGCCACCCGCTCCAACGGAAAAATTTTTCTTACCAAGAAACTCAAGGATTCGCGCGATCTCCCCCAGGCTGGGTTCACGCCGGGCATTCAGCCAATGGCTTACAGCACCTTTGGTGATACCAAGGTGTTCAGCCAGCTGCTCTTGAGTTACCCCCTGTTTTTTCATCAGGGTTTTAGCCAAGTCGTACCATTTCATAGTCATACCCAGATAATACAACTTGTATACTTTTAATCGAGGCACAAAACGTATATCTATCTTGCGAATTAAAGATACAAAATGTATATTCTTATTGTGAACAGGAGAGTGAAATGAATAACCTTCGAGCAATTAGAACCAAGTTAGGCATCACTCAGGGGCACTTAGCAGATGTCCTTGGAGTGACAAAAGGCGCTGTTTGTCATTACGAAAACAGCAAGAGAAAAATGAACATCGATCAGTGCCGCGCCATCGTTTCTGCCCTTAATCATTTTGGCGCAAATGTAAGTATCGATGATGTTTTCCCACCGCTGCAATCTACCGAACCAGCGGCCTAAAAATAACTACCAAAGGAAAAGCAAAATGGTAGACAGCGTAAACACAGCGATTCGCCTGATGTGTAAGTCACATAAAAATGGTCGTGTCGGTATGGCAGCCGAACTCGGTATGACCATTGATCAGTTTCACAACCATATGTACCAGAAGTGCAACAGTCGCTTTTTTACCTTGGCTGAACTTGAAAAGATGCAGTCAATTTCGAACACCTCTCATCTGGCTGAGTACTTTGCAGCACGCTGCGGGAAACTGCTGGTGGACATTCCGGCCCCCGATAGCATCGATAACGTCGATTTGTATGAGATCGATATGAAGGCAACAGCAGCTGCTGGTGAGCTGGCTTACGCGAAGATGGCTGCGGTAGCTGATGGAGTGATTGATACGAAAGAAAACAAGACCCTGTCTGATTTGTTCAATAAGAAACTGCGTCACCAGATTCATGGCTTCTTAGGATTTATGGCTCTGTACGGGGCAGGGATATCGGATCAGGCAGTAGACGTATTTGTTTCAACCGGCAGAAAAGGTGACGCCCCGAGTGTGCAGCTCGAGGCGTCTGGTGCGCCGGTTCTTTAAGTGGAGAAACTAACGCATGAACAGTTTAAACCGATTCAGGCCAGCTAAGCAATTTAGATGCCTTCCGCTGGTGGGTAAGAGCGTCCCGTTCGGCTATGTGGAAATAGTACCTGGTGAGAACGGAGACAACAACTACCAGCCATGTGCAGGAATGGTAGCCGCATTTGCTCTGATGAACGAGAAGGGTCGCGAAGAATGGCTGAAGTTGACCGCAGGTTCAGAGACCTGCGAGGTATCCCGGTACGGGTTATCCGGTGGGAGCCAGATTCCCGACGCGTTATATACCTTCGCGAAGGTTACGAACATGAGTGCTTCAGCCCTCTTGAGCAATTCCAGCGCAAATTTACAGAGTTAAAGGACTGCCATGAGCCTGTTAATGCCATCCCGGCCAATAGTGATCAACCCTGACCTTGCTTACAGCATTGGCCTCAATGAGGCGATTGCGTTGCAGCAGGTGAACTATTGGCTCAAAGAGACAAACTCCGGTCTGGAGCGCGACGGCGTGCGCTGGATTTATAACACCAACGAGCAGTGGCTGGAGCAGTTCCCGTTCTGGTCTGAGTCCACTCTGAAGCGCACCTTCACCCGCCTGAAGACCCTCGGCGTGCTTAAAATTGAGCAGCTAAACAAGTCCCAGCGCGACATGACGAACTACTACACGATCAACTACGAAAGCGAGCTTTTAGACGAGGTCAAAGTGACTAAATCCAGGAGTTCAAAATGCGCTCTTCCATCAGGTCAAAATGAACTAATGGAACAGGTCAGTGTGAAACGCTCCACCGGGTCAAAACGAACCGCTGTCATCAGGTCAAAATGCACTGATGTTCTTACAGAGAATACAACAGAGAGTACCACAGAGAATAAAACCCCTTCTTGTCCGGTTGCGTCGCAACCCGACCGTGATGTGTTGATCACCGACCAGGCGAAACAGGTTTTGGTTCACCTGAACCACGTAACCAACTCCCGTTATCAGGTTTCAACCACCTCGTTGCAAAACATCCGTGCCCGTATTGGCGAAGGGTTCACCGTGGAAGAGCTGTCGCTGGTGGTGGACTACTGCAACGCCAAATGGGGAGACGATCTGAAAATGTCTGACTACCTGCGGCCACAGACGTTGTTCCAGCCGTCGAAGTTTCCAGGTTACCTGAAATCAGCAAACGGCTGGCACAAGGCTAATCGTCCGGCACGAGTAAATGGGGAGTGGGTACGCGAAGACGGCGTATTCCGATCCTCGTTCCAGGGCACCGATTACAGCAAAATTCCTGCGGGTTTCAGGGGGGCAAATTCATGAGACTGGTGAAGTTTAACAGTGAAATTGGACGCCTGAATGGGCGCTATGGAGTGGAGTCATGATCGGATTAACACCACGTCAGAGTGAAGTGCTGGATGCCATCAACCTCTACAAAGAGCGCACTGGGTTTCCGCCAACGATATCAGAGCTTACTGGTTTGATTGGCTGTTCATCAGGAAACACCGCTGCAGGCCATGTGAAATCACTTCAGAAGAAGGGGTACATCTCCGTTGCGCCTGGCGCGGCGCGGGGAATAACCGTCCTCAAATCTGAATGTGATATGGATGCTGCATCGGTCATCAAGGCGCTTGTTAACGGTGAACAGGGTGCCAGAGAAATTGCAGTCGCCTGGCTGGAAGTACGCGGGGTTAAACCATGAAGCTGATCCTTCCTTTTCCGCCAAGCGTTAACACGTACTGGCGCGCCCCGAACAGCGGGCCGCTCAAAGGTCGGCATCTTATCAGCGCAAAGGGCAGGGCATACCAGAGCGCAGCATGTGCCGCCATCATTGAACAGCTTCGCCGCCTTCCGAAACCGTCAGCGGCAGCAGCATCTGTAGAGATCGTCCTCTATCCACCAGACGCGCGCCGCCGTGATATCGACAACTACAACAAAGCGTTGTTCGATGCGCTAACTCATGCCGGTGTTTGGGAGGACGATAGCCAAGTTAAGAGACTGCTGGTGGAGTGGGGACCTCAGGTACTAGGTGGAAAGGTTGAGATATCTATAGCCATTCATGGGCTTAAGACGGAGCCAAAATCGTGAGGGCATTACTGACACCTGAAATTGCACCCATTGCAGGGGTTGTGCTTTTTCGCCCTGGTAGCGAGCTGATGTGGCTGTTCCGTCAGGGGCGCGTTGTTATCGAAACTCCCGGTGAGCAGCTGGCAGATATGCCTTCCGGCGCCTTACCACATTCCCATCAGCCTCTGTCAGAGGATGCCAGTTTGCAGGAGGTTTTCGAAAACCCCAGGGTTATCCAGCGAGCTGGTGGCCTGTCTGTTCTCGATGCCTGTTTGATGAAAAAAAGAGAATGTCAGTGGCCTCATAACGACTGGCACGCGAGCGATTTCACCATCATGCGACACGAACCCGGCAGCATCCTTCTGTGCTGGGGATGTGATAACCAGTTGCGTGATCAGTCCACTGAAAGGCTGGCAGGCATTGCCCGTAAAAACCTGGTATCCTGGCTGTTGAAGACCGTAAGCGGTCAACTTGGCTTCAGTGAAGACCACGTGCTTACGCTGCCAGAGTTCTGCTGGTGGCTGGTAAAGCAGGGGCTGGCAGATGTTATCCCGGAAAGTATGGCAATCAGGGCCCTGAGGCTGCAGCCAGAACCCATGCAATCTGTCATGCGCGAAAGTGACATAACCCCATCGTTACCAGCGGTAGAACTGCTACAGGAGAAAGCAAAAAAGATAGTGGCGGTGAAGGTTGATCCAGAAACCCCGGAGTCCTTCATGCTCAAGCCGAAACGCCTCCGCTGGGAAAACGAGAAGTACACTCGTTGGGTTAAGACGCAGCAGTGCATGTGCTGTAACAACCCGGCAGATGATCCCCACCACCTGATTGGCCACGGGCAGGGTGGAATGGGTACAAAGGCGCATGACCTGTTTGTGATACCTCTGTGCAGAGAGCATCACGACGAGTTGCACGCTGGCCCTGTGGCATTTGAAGCGAAATACGGCGACCAGTTAACGCTGCTGTTTCGGTTTTTAGATCGTGCTCTAGCAATTGGAGTATTAGCATGAACAGTGGAGATAACATGCGTGACATTTATGAAGTAATGGACCGCTGGGGAGCTTGGGCGGCTGCTGATAGCAGTGGAGTCGACTGGCAACCTATTGCGGCTGGTTTTAAGGGGTTGCTGCCACACGGTAAGAAGTCACGCCTGCAATGTGATGATGATGAAGGGATGATGATTGACGGTTGTGTCGCACGCCTGAAAAAATATAAGCCGGAAGAATATGAACTGGTTATAGCGCACTTCATTATAGGTATCTCGTTGCGTTCAATCGCGAAGAAACGAAAGTGTTCAGACGGTACTATCAGGAAGGAACTACAAACTGCCCTGGGATTTATTGAGGGAGTAACAATGTTTATAAATCCCAAGGTTATGTTTAGTTGATATGTATTCTGTCACCTAAGTAGTAAAGTCCAAAAAATGTTGATACCAACATTTGCCATGTAAAAAACAAGAAGACAATGATATAGCTCCAGTTTGCTATATCATTGTTATATGTACCTGTCAGTGGCGTAGCAAAAGCATTTAACATTAATATACATAAACTTAGTGCTGTTAGGAAAGAAAACAACATACACAGGAATAGCCTTCTGGTAAGTTTTTCTTGTGTATCAACAGTTTTTCCGTTTTCTTTTGTGCGAGTCACTTTGATAAAAGGGGCGCCATTTGACCCAATTAAAGGGAAGTCTATTTCTTCTCTATTGAAAGTGGCAATAGCAGCAAGCGCAGCAATATAAAACCCGGGAAGATTTGATATAAATGATGATGCGGTTTTTACAAACCCACCATCTTTAATTAGGTCTAATGATGGCACTTTAAGAAAATAAAAGTAAATTAATGAAATAGCCGTCAGAGCAGCCGGAGCATACCAATCATATGCTTTTTTACCATTAATACCTTTAATGAAAAGGTATCCAAATGGTTTGAGTAAATGCGAAAAAATTGTAATCATGTTCTCCTCACATATGCTCTATGATTTTCCTGGTAATTTCAATATTCATCGTATCATAGGAATCCTTTAAACGCGAAGAAAAACCGTTAAGTGTGCTTTTTTTGATAAATGTTTTTTCAAGGCCATCCAAACGAATGTTTGCAGTTTGCAGATCAACTTGGCGAGTAAAGCCAGTGTCTGGTTCTTTGAATTTCACCTTAATAATATCGTAACCGCCATGGTTATCATCTTTGAAATAATCTGAGACAGAACGAATCCAACCAAGTACGTCATTTTTATCATGATTTGGTACGATTCGTAACGTACTTTCTCTGGGTATTATAGCAGCGTTTACATCTGGGGCGTTTATTGTTCTGTATTCATTTTTCACGAGGATAACATCAGACAAGCCTTCACTATTGATTTTATTAAATAACTCTTGATCTAGTTTCCCTGATATTTCAAAAACAGGTTTGAATAATATCTTTACCGGTATCTTGGTTTTATCTGAGACTTCATTTGTAACAGATTTAGACGTAAAGTGAGCTTCATTCTTTCTGGCTACCTCAAAAAGAACTCGGTCAAGAAAACCATTAATTCTAGCGGTGGAAACGCCAGGTATTGGCATGTAGCTCATATCATAAGTTCTCATTTTACCGTTAAATGAAATTATAATATGCGAAGATACCTCATAGCCTTCACCCTCTTCATGATTTGGTGAAATTTCAGTGCGCTTATCTGTAGTGATGTTCTTTAGGACAGTCGTACTACCATTTTTATCTACTACGTTAACAAGTAGGCATAAGTGAGTGGCAGCTTTATCTTTAATGGGGTGGTAAAATTTAACATCTTGCAAAGTGAGAACCATATCACCCTTTTCATAAGTATGCTTCATGCCTACAACCGCTCTGATCATCGGCGCGAGTTCAAGCATTGTAGGCACAGGGCAAATACACTGTGATTTGTCGTTACTATCAATTTTTTGCGTGCGGAATCGAGTATCAATTGTAACAGTATGATGTGTTATCACTCTGTTGAATGCATCCAAAGTAGCCATCTAGGTAATCCATTTTATTGTTCATTTTCAGAAAAATATTACCTAAACGCTCACGCGTACGCAAAAAATATCGTAACCTGTTAAGAGTGGTTTCTACGCCACGGACTTAAAACGATACCTAAACCTCGCTAGGGCGGGGTTTGTCATTTTAGAAGGCTGCCTGCGGGGGCCTTTTTTGTTTCCCCTCGTTATGAGAGGACTCGCGGCAATAAGAGGTGACTAAATACCCGATCCGATTTCTGAGGCAGACGCCGAATCTCAACTGGCTGAGCTAAGTATGTCTACAGACATACTTAAGAATTTCTAACCCCAGCCTGAGTTCAGACAGTTACACTCCCTTTAGTTAAAGGGAGGGAATGATATGAAAGAAGGTTTTTACTGGATACAGCACAACGGTAGGATTCAGGTCGCCTACTACACCAACGACGAAACCGAAGATCTCGAAACGGGCCGAATCATAACGGGTGTATGGCATCTCACACAGGGTGATGACATCTGCAATGACGGCGAGGCTGAAGTATTGCATGGGCCGCTATCACCGCCTAATTGCTAAAGCTTAAATTGGCGCTTCACTTCGAATCCGACTAGATTTAACCGTGGTGAATCCGCCTGTGCGGTGGGGCAATCCAGTTAACGTATATGTGCTTGCGGCTCGTATAACTGGTAACGAGTCACCGGGAGGCACCCGGCACCTGTCTTAGTATCAATACCTGGTTAAATATTGCCTGCTTACGAAAGCGGGCTTTTTTTATTCGCGCTTCGTTAGTAGTGCTATTATTTAATCGTGTGCCAGTCCATGACCATTAACCGGACATCCTGACCGGTCAGTAACGCTGCTCGACACGGCTGCAATACGAATGGTAGCTGGGTAACATGCCTACCTACTTAGATTTAAACTCAGTTAGGCCTGCTGAAAAGCAGGCCTTTTTTTATTTCAGGCTCCCGGAAACCCCCATCAAGGTCTGTCGTTAATTCATCCGGCGAGCCTGAGCCCTACCCACACAGCACCCGCATCCTGGCGAGGTGAGAGAAATGTCCCGTATGAGCAAACTTGTCACCGGAGTCGCCCTCGGCACCTCAGGAGGAACCATCCTGAACGGCGTCCTCACAAAACTGAGTCCTGACGAATGGAGCGCCATCGGCGTACTGGCAGGTATTGCCGGGATAATCGTTACCGGACTCATTAACTGGTATTTCAAACGCAAGGTCGCCAATGCGCAGGTTAAAGCGCTGGAGAAATACGGTCCTGCTGTGAAAGTTGGAGATGAATGATATGCCGGTGACCAGCAGCCTTCGCAATAAACTGATCGCCGCAGCTGGTGGCGGTGCAATGCTGATTGCCTCACTTTTCCTTGGTGGGCAGGATGGCGTCGAAGGGCGCAAGTACGAGGCCTATAAAGACGTCGCCGGGGTGTGGACTGTGTGCGACGGGCATACTGGGCGGGATATCGTCAGGGGTAAGAGTTACACCGATCGCGAGTGTGACCAGCTGCTCTGGAAAGACCTCCAGCCGGCCAAGCGTACAGTAGACAATCTGGTCAGGGTGCCGCTGGGCGAGTATCAGCGCGCCGCGCTTTACAGCTTTGTCTTTAACGTTGGTTCTGACGCGTTCTCGAAGTCCACGCTTCTGCGTAAGCTGAACAAAGGTGATCACGACGGTGCGTGCGAAGAAATGCGCCGTTGGGTTTACGCTGGTGGCATGAAATGGAAAGGCCTCCAGAACCGGCGCGAGATGGAGCGCTCGATGTGCCTCGCGGAGAGCAAACATGACCTCTAAAGCCTGGCTGATAATCGGCATCGAGCTGATTTTATCCCTGCTGGTTATTCACCTTCTGCTCGGTCAGGTACTTGATGAGAAGAAGCGTGCTGACGACGCAGAGCGAAACCTGAAACTGGCAAACGCCACCATCAACGATATGCAGGTGCGCCAGCGTGATGTCGCTGCGCTGGATGCCAAATACACCGGAGAACTGCAGGATGCAAAAGCCACTATTGATCAGCTTGAGCGCGATGTTGCTACTGGCAAGCGTCGGCTGCAGCTCAACGCCAGATGCACCACGAACGGAGCGACCAGCACCACCAGCATGGATGATGGTACCGGCCCCCGACTTACTGACTCCGCTGAACGGTATTATTTCACCCTCAGAGAGCGAATCGAAATCGTTACCCTGCAACTGACTGGGCTGCAGGAGTATGTGCAGACGCAGTGTCTGAAATAAACATCAAAATATGCTCAGCAAGGTTAATTTGCGCTGAGCACCAGGTCAGGAATTAAAAACATTAGAGAGTTACCCACCAGTTAACACCACCAGATGCGAGTCTGGCCTGTTCTGTTGTATGGGTAATCCCATGTTCAATAGCTTGTTCAGCATTCAGAATGGTAGAGTTATCTACCAAGGAGCTCCAGTTATGGGTAGTACCGATTTCAGTATTGAAGATGTCGACAAAGCGCTCCAGGTCATTATCAAGGCATTTCCCATACTCGCGTAGTCGTGCATGATCAGCGAAGGGAGATCCAAACCCCCAAAGCAATGGGTGAAGCAAGAAGCGTGATATCGGGTTGGCCGAGCGCTCAGAGCCTGCCAAAAAAATGATATTTGCGATTGACTCAACATTGCTGATGTTGTGAGTTCTTAAGGTTACAGGAAGTGATTTAAGAAAGTTATATGCTGAGAACCCTGCTGCCGTATCGCCGCCTTGACTGGATAAATGAATATTTATCTCGGTGGCGCCTTGCTGCAAAGCTCCCAAACAACAATTTTGTAAGTTGATAACAGTTGCAGCAGAAACTGGCGTAAGAAAATGAACTGTGTGTAACATTTTATCGCTCCATAAACCCAACAAGGGTAATGGTCATTTGTGGGCGTTACCGATGTTTTTAAACACATCTCATCGTGAAATTAATTCATATTGCCTTCGGGCGGTTTTTTATAGCCATCACTATGGGCAGACTCATCGTAATGGCTATAGCGGATAAATCACAAATATCCCCTGTAGGGGGTAATGTATTACAGCAGGTATTCACTGAGTGCCTGTGATAATGTTTGTGTTCAGTGCATTCAAGAGCCCCTTGAGGTAACAATGTCTCCAGAGAAGGTCGCGTTCTATTCAATGCTAGCTTCTAGTGTCTCAGCCATTGCTGCGGCTGTTGCAGCTTTTTTTTCTTTCTTGGCTGTGAATTCATGGAAAAACCAAGAAAAGTTAAAAGCTAAGCAAGAATTCAAAAGAGCGGTAACTGAATATCTAGATGTAACCCGCACGTTACCGTATCGCGCTTTTCCTCAAGACAGGCAAAATCAAAAAGAAGATTTCATTGCTTTTAAGCAGGCTCGTAGCACGTGTGTTAAGGCTTGGATTATTGCTGAGGGCCAGATTAAGAATGCTGATGTTAAGGAATGGTGGAACCAATTAAACAATGCTCATTATGATTACCTTGCTATCAGGAAAAGCATTAATGACGTTCAAGAGTTAGCTCACAATATTATCGAATCCAAATTTATTTTTTAACGCTAAGTTTCGTTAATCAAAAAGCCTCGCCTCTGCGGGGCTTTTTGATGCGGCCCGCACGCGCACCAAAAAGAGTCTTTAAGTCGTGAGCCACTGGCTGTTGCTGGTGGCTTTTTTATTGGAGCCAACAATATGCCAGCAGCTATCCCTCGCGCCTGCCGTAAGCGTGGATGTTCCGGCACCACCACAGACCGTTCCGGCTACTGCGAGGCGCACCGTAACGAAGGGTGGCAGCAGCATCAGCGCGGACTGAGCCGCCATCAGCGTGGCTACGGCAGTAAGTGGGACATCATCCGCGTCCGCATTCTTAAGCGTGATCGACACATCTGCCAGCAGTGCCTGCGCAACGGCAGGCCACGCCCTGCGGAAACGGTCGACCACATCATCCCGAAAGCTCACGGCGGCACAGACGAAGACAGCAATCTCGAATCGCTGTGCTGGCCATGCCATAAACGCAAGACCGCGACGGAGAGAACCCGATGAGCTATACGCGTTGCACCTACTGCGGCTCGACGCTGCACACCGTAGCGAATTGCCCAAAGACATGGGGTGGCTCAGCCCGCCGTGCGAACCTGCGCTGCGGTTACTGCGGTCAGTCAGGCCATAACTCCAGCGCCTGTCCGTACAATGCCAGTAGCGCGCGGCGACGCAACCTCAGTGATGACTTCCATCTCGACTGATGTAATGCAAAATGATTTCAAATGTAATCATCTTGATGTGAATGATAGCAATTCTCACTACCGGGGGAGGGCGGGTCAAAAGTTCAGGCCCCTGCCTGCTGAGGACCGCCGCCTAACCTTTTTTCACACCGCCGCAGGTTAGAAAACTTTTTTATGGGGATCCCCACCATCGATTAATAGGAGTTTTCGATTATGCCAGGACCACCGAAAACCCCGACACATCTGGCTTTGGTGAAGGGGAACCCATCAAAACGAGCTGTCAACAAAGACGAGCCAAAACCCGTTTCTGGGGTACCCCCAGTTCCGAAGCATTTCGACAAGATGGGGAAGTACTGGTTTAAGCGAATTGGCGAAGAGCTTGATGATGTCGGGGTGATGACCACCCTGGACGGTAAAGCACTTGAACTGCTGATCGAGGCTTACACAGAGTACCGGAATCACTGCGAGACGTTAGAGCGGGAAGGTTACACCTACGCCGTTTACAGCGAGGATGAGCCGGACGAAGGGAAAGAGCGGGAAATCAGGATGATTAAGCCGCACCCGGCGGCAGTGATGAAAGCCGATGCGTGGAAGCGCATCAGGGCAATGCTCGCTGAATTCGGCATGACCCCGGCCAGCCGGTCCAAGGTTGGCGCTAAAGGCCCGGCTGAGGCCGATCCACTGGATGAATTTCTTAAAAAGCGCAAATGATGAATGGCAACGGTTTCGGAAGGTATTCAGTACGCCGAGCGCGTGCTGTCTGGCGAGATTGTTGCTGGCGAACTGGTGCGCCTGGCGTGCCAGCGATTTCTTAATGATTTAGAGCATGGGCCTGGGCGCGGCATCTACTTCAGTGAGGAACGCGCCCAGCACATCCTCGATTTTTATAATTTCGTCCCACACGTTAAAGGGGCGCTGGCAGGCAAGCCGATCACGCTGATGGCCTGGCACGTATTTATCCTGATCAACATTTTTGGTTTCGTCGTTCCGCTGATTGATGAGATGACAGGCCTGGCTGTGATCGATGATGACGGTGATACGGTCATGGTGCGCCGCTTCCGTACGGCTTATGACGAGGTGGCGCGTAAAAACGCCAAATCCACACTTTCGTCTGGCATTGGGTTGTACATGACCGGCGCCGACGGCGAGGGAGGCGCTGAGGTTTACTCAGCCGCCACGACCCGCGACCAGGCGCGGATTGTTTTTGATGATGCCAAGAACATGATCAAGAAAGCCCCCCGCACGCTGGGGCGTCTTTTTGGTCACGTTAAGCTCAACATTCACCAGGAGCGTTCGGCCTCTAAGTTTGAACCGCTCTCCAGCGATGCGAATAACCTCGACGGCCTGAATATACATTGCGGCATTGTCGACGAGCTGCACGCTCACCGTACCCGTGATGTCTGGGACGTTCTGGAAACAGCTACCGGTGCGCGCCTTCAGTCCCTGCTTTTCGCAATAACGACGGCGGGTACCAATAAAGAGGGCATCTGTTACGAGCAGCGGGATTACGCCATCAAGGTTCTGCGCGGCGTGGTGGAGGATGACACCTATTTTGCCCTGATTTATACCCTCGACGAAGGCGACGATCCCTTTGACGAGGCCAACTGGCCGAAAGCTAACCCCGGCCTCGGTATCTGTAAGCGCTGGGACGACATGCGCCGCCTTGCCAAAAAGGCAAAGGAGCAGGTCGCGGCGCGGCCGAACTTTTTTACCAAGCATCTGAACATCTGGGTAACTGCCGAGAGCGCCTGGATGGACATGGACCGCTGGGCAAAAATGCCGGGTATTGCTTCAGAAGCTGAGCGTAAGGCGTGGCCTCTGTGGGTGGGGGTCGACCTCGCCAACAAAATCGATATTTGTGCAGCGGTGAAAGCCTGGCGCGATCCTGCAGGTGAAACTCATATGCAGCCACGCTTCTGGATCCCGGAAGGGCGACTGGAAACAGCGCCAGCCCATATTGCAGAGCTTTACAGGAAGTGGGCCGACGCCGGATATCTCGAGCTGACTGACGGGGACGTTATCGATCACGGCATGATTAAAGCCGACATTGTGGAGTGGGTGAAGGGCGAGAACATCAAGGAGATTGCTTTCGATCCCTGGAGCGCCGTGCAGTTCAGCCTGTCACTTGCGGAGGAAGGCTTGCCGCTGGTGGAAGTCGCACAGACGGTCAAAAACCTTTCTGAGTCCATGAAATCAGTGCAGGCGGAGATTTACGGCAACAAGTTCCACCATGACGACAACCCCGTAATGCGGTGGATGATGTCAAACGTCACGGTTAAGCCGGACAAAAACGACAACATCTTCCCGAACAAGTCCACACCTGAAAACAAAATTGACGGACCGGTTGCACTGTTTACGGCTAAAAGCCGGATGCTGGTCAATGGTGGTAATGATGCTCAGGATCTGAGCGGCTTCTTTGAAAATCCAATCATGGTAGGTTTCTGATGAAGAAAAGTAAGCAGCCGGGCAAGGTAAAAAGTGCCTTGCTCAACTGGCTGGGCGTGCCCATCAGCCTGACTACCGGAACGTTCTGGCAGGAGTGGTACGGCACGAGCAGCAGCGGCAAGGTCGTCACGGCAGATCGGGCGATCCAGCTTTCGGCAGTCTGGGCCTGCGTCCGGCTTCTGAGCGAGTCGGTGTCCACGCTGCCGGTTAAGATTTACACCCGGCAGGCTGATGGCTCGCGCAAGCTGGCACAGAACCATCCGGTTTACCAGGTGCTTTGTCGCCGTCCCAATCTGGAAATGACGCCGTCCCGGTTCATGCTGATGGTGGTGGCCAGCATCTGCCTGCGCGGAAATGCCTTTGTCGAAAAGCTGTTTATCGGCAATAAGCTGGTGTCGCTGGTGCCACTGCTGCCTCAGAACATGGTAGTGAAGCGGCTGGACACCGGGCGGCTGGAATACACCTACACCGAGGACGGCAGGCAGCGCGTTATTCCCGAAAAGAACCTGATGCACATCCGTGGGTTCGGCCTCGATGGTGTCTGCGGCATGATGCCGATGAGGGCGGGGCGGGATGTAATCGGCTCCGCGATGGCGGTTGAAGAGTCCGCGGCAAAGATTTTTGAACAGGGCCTGCAAAGCTCCGGGTTTCTCTCATCTGACAATGCGCTGGACGATGATCAGCGGGAAAGACTTCGCGGTTATATGGCGAAGTTTACCGGTTCCAAAAACGCCGGAAAAATCATGGTGCTTGAGGGCGGCCTGAAATATCAGGGTGTCACCATGAACCCTGAAGATGCCCAGATGCTGGAAAGTCGCTCATTCAGTATTGAGGAAATTTGCCGCTGGTTCCGCGTGCCGCCGTTTATGGTCGGGCATACATCAAAGCAAAGCAGCTGGGCGTCGAGCCTCGAGGGAATGAATCTCCAGTTCCTGACCCACACGCTGCGCCCGCTGCTGGTGAATATCGAGCAGGAGATCTCCCGTTGCCTGCTGAATGGCGAAGAGGACCTCTTTGCTGAGTTCTCAGTTGAGGGCCTGCTGCGCGCCGACAGCGCTGGCCGGGCTGCTTACTACACCAGTGCGCTGCAGAACGGCTGGATGTCCCGCAACGACGTACGCCGCCTGGAAAACATGCCACCGATTGAGGGCGGCGATCTTTATACGGTGCAGCTCAACCTGACGCCGCTTGAAGACCTGAAACAAAACAGTCAGGCAGCACAGGCTTTCGCGCTGCGTCAGGTCCATAACCACGTATTTCCCGACATCCCCTTCGAACAGTCCCCGCTGAAACAGGCGGCTTAGGAGCACCCATGACGATTAAAAGCCTTCCGGCGGCGCCGGAGGGGCGACCTTTTGCGCGCGAAAAACCTGACCTGCCGGCAGCGGCAATGGAGCGCTGGAACGGCGGCATCCGCGCCGCCCGGGACGGTGACAACAGCATTTCTATCTTCGACGTGATCGGCGCTGATTACTGGGGAGAAGGTGTAACGGCCAGCCGCATTGCCGGGGCGCTTCGCTCCCTTAACGGCGCTGACGTGACGGTTAACATCAACAGCCCCGGCGGCGACATGTTCGAAGGGCTGGCCATTTACAACCTGCTGCGAGAATACGACGGCAAAGTAACCGTGAAGGTGCTTGGCCTGGCGGCATCGGCGGCATCGATTATCGCGATGGCCGGTGACGATGTACAGATCGGCCGCGGCGCGTTCCTGATGATCCACAACTGCTGGGTCTATGCGATGGGCAACCGGCATGACTTTGCGGAACTGGCTAAATCACTGGAGCCATTTGATACCGCAATGGCTGATATCTACGCATCGCGCTCCGGCCTTGATATGGACGCCGTGCTGAAGCTGATGGATGCAGAAAGTTATATCGGCGGCAGCGAAGCGGTGGAAAAGGGCTTTGCTGACAGCCTCCTCTCAGCTGATGAAATTGCTGACGACGACAACAGCCCGGCAGCGGCGCTGCGCAAAATTGATGCCCTGCTGGCCAAAACCAGTACGCCGCGATCGGAGCGGCGAAAACTCCTTAAAGCCTTATCGGGCAGCAAGCCAGGCGCTGCTGCCACCCCTGAAGGTACGCCGAGCGCTGCCACCATCGAAAACGAAACTATTGACCGACTGGAAGCCGCGCTCAGCGGCCTGAAAGCGGCTGCCCAGTAAAACGGAGATGTTATGTCTGATGTAAATGAGATCCTGAAAAAAGTTAGCGCCAGCATTGAAGAGGCAACCGGCAAATTTAATGCCAAGGCAGAAGAAGCGCTGAAAGAAGCAAAGAAAAACGGCGAGCTGTCAGCGGAAACCAAAGACACCGTCGACAAAATGGCAGTGGAATTTAATGCCCTGAAAGATGCTGAAAAAACGCTTAAGGCGGCGCTCGGCGAACTTGAGCAGCAGGTTGCTCAGATGCCGCTGGCCAACGCTGCAAAGATTATCGAGACCGTTGGCCAGACCGTTATCAGCAGTGAAGCGCTGAAAGCATTCGCGGCAAGCGTTGAAGGCGGCAAGCGCGTCAGCGTGCCGGTGAACGCCGCGCTTATTTCCACGGATGTCGCCACCGGCGTGGTTGAGCCGCAGCGCCTGCCTGGTATCGACACCGCACCGAAACAGCGCCTTTTCATCCGCGATCTGATTGCTCCGGGCCGCACCTCGGCACCAGCCATCTTCTGGGTGCAGCAGACCGGATTCACCAATGCGGCGAAAGTCGTGCCGGAAGGCACCGCCAAGCCGTACAGCGATATCCAGTTCGCCACGCAGATCACGCCGGTGACCACCATCGCGCACATGTTCAAAGCGTCCAAGCAGATCCTGGATGATTTTGCACAACTGCAGTCCACTATCGACGCTGAAATGCGTTACGGCCTGAAATATGTCGAAGAGCAGGAGATTCTCTTCGGCGATGGTACCGGCGCGCACCTGAAAGGCATCGTCCCGCAGGCGTCTGCTTATGACGCTGCCTTTACTGTTGAGCAGCAGAACGGCATCGATGATCTCCGCCTCGCAATGCTGCAGGCGCAGCTGGCGCGCTTCCCGGCTTCCGGCCACGTCCTGCACTTCATCGACTGGGCGAAGATTGAGCTCACCAAGGACACGCTGGGCCGCTATATCCTGGCGAATCCGGCGGCCCTTACCGGGCCAACCCTCTGGGGCCTGCCGGTGGTGGCGACCGAAGCTGCCGCATTCCAGGGCAAGTTCCTTACCGGTGCATTCAACGCCGCGGCCCAGCTGTTCGACCGTGAAGATGCCAACGTTGTGATCTCCACTGAGAACGCCGACGACTTCGAGAAAAACATGATCTCGATTCGTTGCGAAGAGCGCCTGGCGCTGGCGGTGAAACGCCCGGAAGCATTCATCTACGGAGCCTTCACTGCGCCTGCTGCAGGTGGCGGTGCGTAATCCTTAACGGCGGCCTGCGGGCCGCTTTTCGTTTTCCTTTAAGGAGACAGCCATGAAGCTGATCGCTATCAAGCCCATTTACTTTGAAGGTAACGTGCTTACCGAAGGCACCGAGTTCGAGACGCTGGAGCAGCATGGTCGCGAGCTGGTGGCGCGCGGTTATGCCGCAGAACCCGGCGTCAAAAAACCGGGACCGGATAAAGACCCCGATCCAAAAGGAAAGAGCAAAGGTAAGTAAGGAGCGCGCATGCTGACTAAAGAGCAGGTGAAGCATCACTGCAATATCGAACAGGATTTCACGGAAGACGACGCCTGGATCGATACGGGCATAAAAGCCGCGGAGCGCTATGTTGAAAAATGGACCCGCCGTCGGCTTTATGAAAAGGCTGATGATCCGCTTTATATAGCCGATCCAGACGCGCTGCTTTATGGCGAGGATGTCGAAATGGCTATGTTGATGCTGATTGCCCACTGGTACACCAACCGTGAAACGGTCAGCACCGGCAGCACGACATCTGCGCTGGCTTTCTCTACTGAAGCTCTCCTTCAACCCTACCGGATTTATGGCCTATGAAAGCGGGACGTCTGCGGCACAGGGTAACCCTTCAGAAACCGGCAACCGGGCGATTACCGTCCGGACAGCCTGCAACCGGCTGGGTGGATGTTGCTTCGGTTCGGGCAGAAGTCGCGGATGTATCGGGCCGGGAGATGATGGACGGCGGCGCAGAGTTGAGCAGCACCACAACCCGTATCTGGATGCGTCGTTATCCAGGCATTCCCGTAACCACGGGATGGCGAGCCGTTCATCTGCCGCCTACCGGAGGCGGTGAGATATATGACATCAAGTCGGCTATCTCAGCAGAGAACGGCACCAGGCTCGAATTGCTTTGCGAGAAGGGGGTGAAACAGTGATTTCAACGAGTCTTGATTTTTCCGGTCTGGCCGATATCGCGAAGGATCTGGAGACGCTCAGCAGGGCTGAAAATAATAAGGTTTTGCGTGATGCCACGCGTGCTGGTGCAGAAGTTCTGCGACAGGAGGTAGAGGATCGTGCGCCCGTCCTTACCGGGAAACTGAAAAAAAACGTGGTGGTGGTGACCCAGAAGGGTCGCCGTCGCGGCGAAATCGCTTCCGGCGTGCATATCCGAGGCGTTAACCCGGACACCGGCAACAGCGACAACAAAATGAAGGCCAGCAATCCGCGCAACGCTTTTTACTGGCGCTTCGTTGAACTCGGTACATCGAATATGCCTGCGCACCCCTTCGTTCGCCCGGCATTCGATACCCGGCAGGAAGAGGCTACGCAGGCAGCGCTGGCCCGCATGAATCAGGCCATTGATGAGGTGCTGGCGAAATGACAGAGGCTGACATCTATCAGCGGCTCAGTGCGCTGGCAGGCGGAAATGTTTTTCCGTACGTTGCGCCGCAGGGTACCACGGCGCCGTGGGTGATTTATCTGCTCCCGGGTTCAGTCAGCGAGGACGTTTTCTGCGGTCCGGCAGAAACAGCAAGCACGATTCAGGTTGATGCCTGGGCCTCGTCGATTGATGATGCCCGGGCGCTACGTGATCAGGTTAAAGCGGCTCTGGCCGATCTGCATCCTGTCGGACTAAACGAGATTAACGGCTACGAGCCGGACACCGGACTTTACCGGGCCACGCTTGAAGTTCAGATCTGGCAATAAAGCCACCCTTCATATTAACTCTGCCGCCTCCGGGCGGCTTTTTTATATCCGGAGATCACTATGTCCTCGAATTATGAAAAATCGCAGCTGACGAAAATCCTTATTTCGTCACTGCCAACGACCAGAGACGCAATGGAAACCGCTGTCTATCTCGATCTGAGCTGCACTCTCAAAGAAGCGCAGTTCACCGGCGGGCAAAAACAGGATATTGACGTCACCACGCTATGCTCCACTGAGCAGGAGAACGTCAATGGTCTCCCGGCCCCTTCGGAGATTTCACTGTCAGGTAACTTTTACCGTAATGCTGCGCAGGATGCGTTGCGTGATGCGTATGACAACGACACGGTTTATGGCTTCCAGATCATCTTCCCGTCTGGCAATGGCTTTAAGTTCCTTGCCGAAGTTCGTCAGCACACCTGGTCTTCCGGTACTAACGGCGTAGTGGCGGCAACGTTCTCCCTGCGTCTGAAAGGGAAGCCGGTACCGATTGACCCGGCGCTTAAACTGACCACTGATTTGCCCGCCGCACAATCTGTAGCGGTTGGGGCGCCGATCAGTATGGCGGTCGCCGCCGCTGGCGGTAAACTTCCCTACAGCTATGCCTGGAAGAAAGGTGGTGTCACCATCAGTGGGCAAACATCTGACACATTCAATAAATCCAGCGCTGTTTCGGGTGATGCGGGAGATTACACCTGCGTGGTCACTGATTCTTCTTCCCCGGTTAAGACAATTACATCATCAACTTGTACCCTTACCGTCAATTAATGGAGATGCCGGGTTGGCCCGGCATGCATAACAGATGTCGCAAAATCTGAAAAAATTAGCCATGGCGAAGATGTCAGGCTTTCGTCATAAGACGGTGGCGGTTCCTGAGTGGGAAGGCGTCAAAGTGGTTCTTCGTGAGCCGTCTGGCGAAGCCTGGCTGCGCTGGCAGGAAGTAGTGAAAGTCGGTGCTGACGATGAAAATGTGTCGGTATCTGAAAAGGCCCACCGTAATCTTTGCGCTGACGTGGTTCTCTTCATTGACGTCCTGTGCGACACCGATAAGCAACCGGTATTCAGCGTCGATGAAGAAGAGCAGGTGCGTGAAATTTACGGCCCCGTTCATTCCCGTCTGCTGAAACAGGCGCTGGACCTCATTAATAACGCGGAAGAAGCGCGGGAAAAGTCGCAACCCCCGGCGTAAAGTTCCTGATGTCGCTTGCGCTCCGCATGGGGCGCACGCTTTCAGAGCTTCGGCAGAACATGACGGCGAGCGAGCTTCTGATGTGGATTGAGTTCGACAGGCAAAGTCCCGTTGGCGATATTCGCGGTGACATTCAGGCCGCCCAGATAGTCTCTGCCGTTTATGGTTCTCAGGGGGTCAAAGTGCCGCTGGACGATGCAATCCTGCGCTGGGATGATGACAAGAAATCAGCACCTGAAGATCCCTTTGCTGGTCTTGAGGCTGCTCTTACTGCCGCGACGCAGTGACTTTTGACCCAGATAATATTAGGATTCTTAGACTTATAATACTGGGTAACCAAAATGGAAATTTTACTAGTTTCAATTGTTACAGGCTTAATTCCAGCCTTAATTGCTCAAAGCAAAGGGAGATCTTTCTTTGCATGGTGGGTGTATGGTGCTCTGCTGTTTATAATCGCTTTTGTGCATTCTCTGGTAATAAAGAAGGATGTTGCGGCAGAAGAAAAAGATCTAATTGAAAACGATGGCATGAAGAAGTGCCCATTCTGTGCAGAGTTAATCAAAAACGAAGCTATTAAATGTAAACACTGTGGTAGTGATTTAGCAGTCGATTCCCCACCGGTCAAGACTGATGAAGAATACCTCGAAGAAGCCAGGCAAAAGGTCTGGAAATAATAAAAATAAAACCGCTTCGGCGGTTTTTTTACGTCTGGAGTTAGAATAAATGGCAACTTTACGTGAGTTAATAATCAAAATTTCCGCTAACTCGCAATCATTCCAGACGGAAATTTCCCGCGCCTCGCGCATGGGGCAGGACTATTACCGCACCATGCAAAATGGCGGTCGCCAGGCCGCAGCAGCATCGCGTGAAAGCGAAAGAGCATTATCCGATCTGACTGATGGTTTTGCATCGGCAGGAAGGGCTGCTGCTGCCGCTACAGCAGCTTTTGCGACTGGCAAACTTGTGCAGATTGCAGACGAGTGGAATTCTGTAAATGCGCGCCTTAAGCAGGCATCCTCTTCTGCTGATGATTTTGCAGTCTCTCAGCGCCAGTTAATGGAAATCAGCCAGCGAACCGGAACGGCATTTTCCGATAACGCAAACCTTTTTTCACGCGCAGCAGCTTCCATGCGCGAATATGGGTATAGCTCTGATGAAGTCCTGAAAATTACCGAGGCTGTTTCAACCGGCCTCAAACTTTCAGGAGCAAACACCCAGGAAGCAAGCTCTGTGATCACACAATTCAGCCAGGCGCTTGCACAGGGAGTTCTTCGTGGCGAAGAATTCAATGCCGTTAACGAAGCAGGTGATCGTGTCATCCGTGCACTTGCCGCCGGCATGGGCGTGGCCCGCAAAGACCTGAAGAGCATGGCTGACCAGGGGCAACTTACGATTGATAAGGTTGTTCCTGCATTAATGAGCCAGTTGGGCTCATTACAGGGTGAGTTTGCCAGCATGCCGCAAACAGTTTCCGGATCCCTGCAAAAAGTCACCAACTCGTTCATGGCATGGGTTGGAGGTATCAACCAGGCTACTGGCGCCACTGATGCGTTATCTGGTGGCCTGGACGGAGTTGCCCAGACGCTTGATTCTTTAACCTCTTCGGCAGTAAGTGGCGCACTGAGTGATGTGGCAGACAATATGTCCACGATCACAACGGTGGCGGGAGCGCTTGTTGGCGTCGGGCTGGCAAGATACCTCAGCGGAGTGGTAACCAGTGCCACAAGTGCAACAGGTGCATTAATTTCAGCTGCGAAATCTGAGGTTGCTCTCGCTGTTGCACAGGACAAAGCTGCTCAGTCTGCTGTTGCAGCCTCAAGGGCTGAAGTTTATCGAGCCCAGCAAGCTGTACAGCGATCGCGAAGTGCGGATGTGCAAGCCGCGCAGCATGAAAAAATCGCGGCAGCTGAAGCAAAAGTCACAGCAGCCCAGACCAGGCTCACTACCGCTCTTGCAAGTGGCACCGCTACAGAAAAAGTCAGGGCCAGAACAGCGCTTGATCGTGCGCAGGCAGGGCTGGTGGCTGCAAAAAATGCCGATGCCCAGGCTATTGCTGAAAGACGACTGGCTTCTGCTGAGGCTGCCAGAGACCGGAATCTTGCAAATCGTGTTACCACCCAAAGCAATCTCAATAGTGTGACATCTGTTGGTACTCGCCTTATGGGCGGTGCCCTCGGGCTTATTGGCGGCGTGCCGGGGCTGGTTATGCTGGGGGCTGGTGCCTGGTACACCATGTATCAGAACCAAGAGCAGGCGCGTAGATCTGCCCAGGAATACGTAACCACAATTGATGAGGTCCGCGCTAAAACCAAAAGTCTGGGTCTCTCTGAAACCACTGACAACCAGGCCAAAACACGTCAGGCGCTTGACGAGCAAAACAGGCTGATAGATGAACAGGCCCGTAAGGTCAGGGAGCTCAAAGGGGAGGTGGCTGGTTACCAACGAATACTGGCAAACCCCGGCCCAACGGTCGGCGGGTACATGCTCAACCATCTAATGAGCCTGGAAGATGCCACTGGTGGGCTTGAAGCTGCTACTTCTGCTCTGGCTTCTGAGCAGGATCGTCTGTCACAAATGCAGGCCAAATCGCAGGATATTCAGAATGTACTGGAAGGACTGGAAAATCGGCGTGTTGCTTTAATTCGCCAGCAGGCTGCCGAGCAGAATGCAGCCTATCAGTCACTGCTGATGATGAATGGCCAGCATACTGAATTTAACCGTCTGCTGGGTCTTGGCAATAGCCTGCTGGCAGCGCGGCAAGGTCTGGCGATTACGCCGGGGCGTTTGCCGCAGGCGGATATAACTGATAAACAATCAGATGCCCTTGAGAAAGCCCGGCAGGATCTGGTGCTATCCAAGCTTAAGGGTGAAGCGCGCGAGCGCGCGCGCCTTGGTTTTTCTGCTGATGCACTTGGACTTACCAGTGCTCCAGAATTCCAGACTGCTCGGCAGAATTACATCGGCACTAGCCTGGAGGCCTGGCGCAATAACGAGGCCAGTAAGCCTCAGAAAAAGACACCCAAATCTGATGAGCAAAAAGCATCGGATAAACTGGAGGAGTCCTATAAGCGCCTTATCAGTCAGCAGCAGGAACAGATCGCGCTTTCCGGTCAAAGCACCGAACTCGCCAAAACCAAATATCAGGTAACCCAGGGTGAACTGGTTGTTCTTTCTGAAGCTCAGAAGACAGAACTTCTTCGAAATTCTGCGGCGCTTGATCATCTTAACGCTGTAGAGCGGCTTAAATCCCTGAATAAGGAACTGCTGGAGCCAGAGGAGGCGCTGCTAAATACCACTCGTGAACGCATTAAACTGCTGCGAGAGGCTGCACCTGCGACTGAAGAATACCGCAAGACAATGGAGCGCATATCAAAAGCATCGGTTCAGGAAGCTCCGAAGTTCGGTGGTATTGATTCATCTGTCGGCGGCGCCAGCGGCGAACTTATTCGTGTGGCTGATGCGCAAAAAGAACTGGAAAAATGGCATGAAACTCAGCTTGAGATGCAGAAAGAGTTGCTCGACCAGAAGGAGATTAATGAGCAAACCTACGCCGATCGTGTCGCTGAAATTAACAAGACTAATGCTTCGCAACTACAGGATATCCAGGCTGGATACACATCTGCCAGCCTGGCTATGTTCTCTGATCTCGCTGGCCAGTCAGCGCAACTACTACAGAGCATCGGGCAGGAGGGCAGTCTTGCCTATAAGACCCTGTTTATTGCCAGCAAGGCGGCGGCAATGGCGCAGGCCGTGATCAATACCGAACTGGCAGCAACCAAGGCTATGGCGGAAGGCGGCCTGATTATGGGGATCCCGGCGGCCACAGCAATCCGCGCCGTTGGTTACGCGTCAGTGGCTTTGATAGCCGGACAGTCGCTTGCCGGTATGGCTCATGATGGCATTGACCGGGTACCGGAAACAGGGACCTGGTTGTTGCAGAAAGGAGAGCGAGTGGTAACAGCCAGCACCTCTGCCAAGCTCGATGCGACCCTGGAGAGGGTGCAACAGGCCAGGCAGGCCTCGGCTGGTGGAACCGTTCATATCCAGAATTCATTCACCGGAAAACCCGATGACGCAACGCTGATGGCTATCGACCAGCGAAACCGCCAACTGGTGATATCGATCCGTAAGGAAATGGCGGCTCAGGTGGTAAAGCCAACTAATGAGTTTGGCAGGGCCTTAAATGGATTCTATGGCCGGACCAGGAAGGAGTGATCACGTGCCTGACATTTTTTATCCACACGATTACCTGCCGATGCCATTGCAGGATGGTTATGGTTTCAAGCCTGTCAGCCCGCTGCAGCGCACCGAAACGACATCCGGCCGGGCCCGACAGCGCCGAAAGTATACATCAACACCAACTATCGCCACCGTGAACTGGATTTTTACAAAGCATAATCAGGCCCAGCTTTTTGAGGCATGGTTCCGCGATGCACTTACGGATGGCGCCGCATGGTTTTTGATGAAGCTGCAAACGCCGCTGGGCTGCCAGCAAGCCTATAAATGCCGGTTCACCGACATTTATGAGGGACCGACGCTGGTTTCACCAAAATACTGGCGTTACAGCGCGCAACTTGAGTTATGGGAGCGTCCTCTGTTACCACCGGGGTGGGGCAATTTCCCTGAGCTGGTGGCTGGCAGCGATATTATCGATCTGGCACTGAACAGGGAGTGGCCTGAAGCATGACCAGCCCAGTTCTGAACAGACTTTATGCCAGTGGTGGTGACGAGGTCATCATCGACACGCTGCAGATTACCGTTGGCGGCCACGATTACTGGCTTACCCGTGGCTGGGATGACATTACCGTCACGCTTGAGAATGGCGCCCAGGCAACATTCCTTGGCTCTGCCATCGATGTGGCATTGCCGGCGCGAAATTCTGACGGCACCCAGGATCTGAAATTCGCCATCAGCAATATCGACGGCGTGGTTTCAACGGCGATCCGCAACGCGCTTGATAGTCTCAGCGATGCCAGCATGACTTTCCGCCGGTATGTCTCGACCGACCTTTCCGCACCCGCAACGCCGCCATTTACACTGGCAATTAAAGAGGGGTACTGGACGGCGACGGAGGTGCAGATCACCGCTGGCTACATGAATATTCTCGATACCGCATGGCCGCGCTACCGTTACACGCTGCCTGACTTCCCGGGCCTTCGTTACCTCCAGTAGGAAATTACCATGTTCAATCCGGATAAATACCGTTCTGTCGGGTGGCAGAAGGGCGGCCGCGCATACCCTCATCTTGACTGTTTTGGCATCGTAAATGAAATCAGGCGCGACCTTGGCCTGGCACCCTGGCCTGATTTTGCGGGGGTCACGAAGGATGATAACGGCCTCGATCGGGAGGCGCGCGGGCTGATGGCTGACCTGCAGCGTTGCGAACCCGTCGAGGGCGCGGGCATTGCCTGTTATTCCGGATCTGTAGTGACGCACGTTGCCATCGTCGTGGAGATTGACGGCGTGCTGCATGTCGCTGAGTGTAATCCCCGCACTAACGTAACCTTTCTGCCGCTGGCGCGTTTTGCGCGCCGCTTTGTCCGCGTGGAGTATTACCAGTGACGATTCGCATCTATCCCTCCCGGCTACCGGGTGAGCCGCTGGAAACGTACCATCACGAAACCATGACCCTCAGTGCCTGGTTTGCGCAGAACGTGCAGGGCTGGACGCCGGAGCAGCAGCATCCGGTCGCGGTTGAAATCGACGGCGTTCCGGTACCGCCTTCAGCATGGGCGCTGTGTTCCATTCACCCTGACAGCGACGTCAGGCTGTATCCGGTGCCCTTCGGTACCGGTATTGAAATTGCATTATGGGTTGCTGTCACCGTGGCCGTCGCCTCGGCGGCATACTCAATTTACATGATGAGTACCATGCAGACAGGCGGTGCCAGCCAGCCTGGTAACGGGGATCAGATTGAGCTCAATCCGGCAAAAGCCAATATGGCAAAGCTTGGCGATCCGGTAAGGGAAGTTTTCGGGCGGTACCGCGTCTGGCCAGATTATGTCATGCAGCCTGTTAGCCGCTTCGTTGGGGAAACCAGCTTCGTTACCAGCATGTTTGTCGCTGTGTGTGCCGGGAATGTCTCTTTGCCTAAATCTGATATCAGGATAGGCAATACTCCCGTCTCAGCATTCGGAGATGACGTGAGCTATACCATTTACCCCCCTGGTGCGGATGTTTCATCCGACAGCAGAACGGAGAACTGGTACAACTCCGGTGAGGTAGGGAACACCACCTCCGGCACCGCAGGCCTTGATCTCGGTTCAAGCGGCCCCCAGACCGTGGGTATCAGTGCAGATGCCGTTCTGGTCAGCGGCAACACCGTTACGCTTGTATCCACGGGCAACAGTGACGAGGATGCAGATATTCCGGAGTCATGGACTGCTGGCACGATCGTTACTATTGAGGCCCCTGCATCGTGGACCGTGTCGAATTCCGGGGGTTACAACGTCATTTATGGGGAACTGGAAGAGCTTTCCCCCGTGGTGGGGATGCCGGTAACGCTGGGTTTCAATAATTCCGAATATGATCTTGTTATAGCCAGTTACTCACCTTCGGTTGCTGCTGTTCCTGGTGTTGGCGGATCGGCAGCGAGTGTTCTGGCCAGTGCCGCCCCTTCGTTTTACGATTTTTCCACAGCGCCGGTGACGTTCACTGTCACGTGGCAGGGGGCAGCATGGCCTGTTTCGTTGCTGACCAATTATGTCACCATGAGCGGACTGATTTCCACAATCAGCTCCCAGTTAACCGGCTCCGGGTTAATCGCCCGTGATAATGCAGGGCGAATCGAGATCGTTGAATCCAGCAGTCCTTTTTCAGGTGACACGCTCACCTACAGCACCCTGCCACAGTCAGCGTTTGGCGATGCGCCAGTCAGCACGCCGGGCGTGAAATCGTCCGGCGGGACGCCTGAGGTTCGCGCCCACATTACGCTGGCCTATAACAGTGCTACCGGGAAGCCATTCACCGGGATCCCGGCAGGTACACAGCGCATCTCGATTGGCTACGCCGACAACAAATACCGGATCACTGATACAGACAGCCAGACCATTACTGTCGAGCGCGTATTAATTTCGCAGGTACAGCAGGGGATCCCCCCTCAGACCGTTGAGGTGGTGACCGTTGATACCACATGGCCTGGCTTTACCGACCGAACCTTGCTGGATGCCAGCATTACCGGTGTTAATGACGATTACGACTGGGTGGGCCCTTTTCTGGTTTGTCCTGACGGGGAAACCACAACCCGGTTTGAGGTAAACCTCAATTTTCAGAACGGGCTGGTTAAGTACAGCGATAAAGGGAACAAGAAGAACAAGACCGTTGAGATCATTATCCAGTACCGGAATGCAGCCGCTGCCGGAGAGTGGACTGAGCAGGTGCTGAGCTGGAAGAGGAAAACGGAGAATCAGATAGGATTTACCCGGGCATTCTCCGTTCCGGCTGGCCAGTATGAAGTGCGCATGAGGAGAAAAGAGCCGGTAGCCGGTGGCAGTACGCGAGACCAGGTATTCTGGCAGGCGCTTCGCTCCAGATTATCATCTCGCCCGCGTCGTTATCCCGGGGTTACAACGATGGCGCTGACTGTCCGGACCGGCAACCGTCTGGCGGCGCAGTCAGATCGGCGCATCAACGTTACACCGATCCGGCTTTATGATGGCCATGCATCACGCACGATCAGCGGCGCGCTTTACCACGTTCTTGAGTCCCTCGGCTTTAAGCCTGACCAGATTGACCATGCGGCGATCGATGCGCTGGAGCAAAACTACTGGACGCCCCGCGGCGAAACGTTCGACTGGGCAACTGGTGACAGTAAATCAGCTCTGGAAGTGCTGAAGATCATCACCGGGGCGGGAATGGGTTACTTTCTGCTGTCAGATGGCCTAGTTTCCGCCGGGCGGGAAGGCGTGAAAAACTGGACCGGGATGATAACTCCTCAGGAGACTACTGAAGAGTTGCAGACCGCGTTTAAGGCACCGAGCCAGGACGATTATGACGGTGTCGATGTCACCTACATTAACGGCACTACGTGGGCAGAAGAAACCGTTCAGTGCCGGCTGTCCGGCAATCCGACGCCAGTGAAGGTGGAGGACTACAAACTGGAAGGGGTGGTGGATAAGGATCGGGCGTACCGAATCGGCATGCGCCGCCTGCTTGGTTACCGCCTGCAGCGCCTGCAGCACACGACCAGTACTGAGATGGATGCGCTCTGCTACCAGTTTATGGATCGCATCATCCTGACTGATGATATTCCCGGCAGCCAGACGCTGAGCTGCCTGATCACCGATATGAGCTGGGACAGTAGCTCAATAATACTGACCCTGAGCGAACCGCCGGACTGGAGTTTTGCTAATCCGCGCGTGGTGATCCGCCACCAGGATGGCAGGGCTTCGACGCTGCAGGTTCCTGCGCGCATCGATGATTATACCCTGCGTATTCCGTACAGCGCCGCGCTGTCGCCGGAGGAGTGGGAGATGGACAGCCCATATATTGAGCCGCCGCGCCTTTTATTCTGCTCTTCTTCCCGGGTGGGTTATGACGCGCTGGTGGGTGAGATAACGCCCGGCAGTGACGGTACCAGCAGCGTGACGGCAATCCAGTATCACCCCGGGAAATATCAGTATGACGATGCCAGTTACCCTGGCGATATTTCTTAACATAACCTTCAACCAATTCTAATAACCCGCATCTGCGGGTTTTTTTATGCCCGGAGCGAGCATGACAATACACGCAACGATGAATCCGCTGGGGTCGACCAGTCCTTATGATTTGTTCGATAACGCGCAGAATTTTGATCTGGCTGTAAACAGCATCACTGCCGCTATGTGGCAAGATCGTCTGGGGAAAATCCGTCACACTTGGTATGGTATCGAGTCAATGGCTCTAAACTCGATGCTCAACTATGGCTATATCACGAAGAAGTCTTTTGAACTGGGCGCTACCCTCGACACTCCTAACACTGTTCTCCAGTGGGAAAGCGACGGCGAGTTCTACCGCTGGGATGGGGACTGGTCAACACCCAAAGTTGTTCCCGCCGGTTCAACTCCAGATTCAACCGGCGGTATTGGAGAAAACAAATGGGTTGGCGTTGGTGATGCGGCTTTGCGCGGTCAGTTATCCGATCCTGATGGGGTAAGCAAATACCCAGAATTACAAATGGCGCGCTGGCGTGATGATGGTGATGTGCGTGGTTGGGGAGCTAAGGGAGACGGTGTTGCGGATGATACTGCAGCCTTCATTGCGGCAGCCAACAACCTTGTTGAGGGCGGTACGTTGTTGGTGCCAAGCGGAACCTGGCACGTTATTGGCCCGGTTAATATAAAGCCGGTAAACATCATAGGCCAGGGACAAGGGAAATCAGTTATTACATTTGATAACTCCGGATCTTCCCGAGATGGCTTCGTCTTCTCCGCTCCTACTAAAAATGACATCGAGTTTGGTGCGCAGCGTCTTTCGATCAAAACGGTAGGTGGAAACGGCGGGAGTGCTTTCTTTACACCGAGAGGGGCTGATCTCAATCATCTCCGGCCTAAACCAACATTCCGTCATTTGGCTTTTTGTTCAGAAAACGCAGGTGCTGTTGCAGATGAATTTGCTCAGACATATAGCTGGGAATGGTTATTCAATTGCGGGGACAGCTGGCAGTTCACTATTGAACGCATAGATGCTGTTGGTTGTTATCAGGCCGCCAAAAACTTCGCATCACAATTTCTTGATGGCTTTATCCGCACCGCACCGGAACAGGGAATCCTGTCGATGCGGGTGAGTGATATCACCACACACAATGTTGCGAATTTCTTTGAGATTAAGCAAAAAACCTATTTCCAGCTGACTAATATTGATGCTGCCCGGGCGCTTAATGGTGTGTATGACGCACCAGACAGGGTATTTGAAACAAACCGCTATGCCTACGGAGAGTCCATCTGGACAAACGTTATCATTAACGCCCAGCTGAATGGTGTAAACCTGGAAAACAGATTCCTGTTGGTTGCAAACGGGCTGGCCATCCATCGTGCGGCCGGATGTTATGATCACGGCCAGGAGTGGGTGGGTCTGAAGCTCACCCGGTCGCGGATATGTACTCTTCAGGGACTGGAAATCAGCAGCGCATCGGGTTATACCGGCGGCAGAAAAGGGATCATGACTGACGGTGGAGATGCGAATAATTTCTCTAATGTCAGCTTTGGCTCCCTGGATGTTGGCGCTCAGATTGGTGTAACCGGCTCCGCATATGGGGCAAGCCAGGCTGTCAACTTCAGTAATGTCAGCATAAATGCCAGCGTAGGTACGCTATTTAACGTTCAGAATGCCCGTCGTTTCAACTGCAACGGATATGGCGCATCTTCTGGGTGGGTGCTTGGCAATCTTCTCATGAATGATGACGCCGCAAACAACACCATCACTCTCAGTAATATCGCCGGGGCAAATGAATATACTGATAACTCCATTTACTGGGTAAATCAGGCTGCGGCTACTGATGGGAAGCGCTGGCGATTGGATACAACAAATGGACTCACACTGTCCACACAGACGGATGCTGGTGTCGCCGGTAATAATGCCCTGATCATAGCTCGCAGTGGCGTGCTTGTTGACCGGATAGAGCTGCGTACCCGCAACACTTCCGGCGGGTATATTCAACTGACAACCCCTGAGACCCAGTTTTCCGGGCTAATCAAACCCACAGTTGATAACGCTAACTCAAACGGGACGGCCCCGTTCAGGTGGTCGCAGGTTTATGCCGGAGCAGGGAGCATTAACACCTCCAATGAGGAGATGAAACTGCGTATGGAAGCAGATGAGCAAACGCGCGAAGCAGAGCGCCGTGCTGCGCTGGAAATAAAATCTGATATCTGGCGCTTTAAGTTCAGGGATGCGGCAGCAGGTAAAGGTCAGGAAAATGCCCGTATTCATTTCGGTGTCGGGGCGCAGTCTGTAGGTGATATTTTGCGAAAGCATGGGCTTGATCCTCATGATTACGCATTCTGGTGCTACGACGAGTGGGACGATATCTATGGGCCTGAGATCGGGGTGAGGTTAGTGACCAATGAAGATACTGGTGAATCTTGTGAGGAAGAGTATGCGACAGGCTGCCAGGTGATTGTAAAAAAAGCTGGATATCAATATGGCATCCGATATGAAGAACTGCTTATGTTCATAATGGCTGCCATATGATCGTAAAGCACAAGGAAGTGCTATCTAATAATTTCTCCAGTATGGAGTTTTGTTATCCTCCGATAAGTTGCATTTTTTTTATTTTCAATGCCATCAAGAGAATCTAAAAAAACATTCGGATCAGAAGCGTCTATCCCTATAAAATTAGATATATCTAAATTCCACCATTCTGACTTCAATAATCTTTCAATCGTTTCTTTATCGAACCTATACTTCAAATGCCTAGCCGGCACTCCACCTACAATAGAGTATGGCTCAACATCTTTATTGACTATGGCCCCAGCTGCAATAACAGCTCCGTTGCCAATTTTAACCCCTCTCATTATCACGGCGTTTGCACCTATCCATACATCATGGCCTATCTTAGCAGCAGCATGCTTAGGTAGGCGCATATCTCTCAATGTACCTATACCGTCGGGGATAGAGAAACCATTTTTTGCTCCATGGAAAATGGAGTGCGTGGAAACGTGAGTTGTTTCATGAGCACCTAGACCGATCTTAACCCCCGTAGCGACTGAGCAAAATCTGCCAATATTGAGACTGCCAATGACACATCCATCGCCAAATCTTGTGAAAGCTCCGACATCAATAGGTGATATTACCTGAGCGCCGCCATGTAAAAAGCACTGCTCCTCGTAAGTCACTCTTCCGGTTGGAGAAATTTTAGCATTAATCATTTTGATTGCTCTTGAACTTATTGATTTAAAATCGGCATAGAATCTAGTAACTTTAACCTCATTGTAGGAAAAAGGAAATTAATCAATGCAATACGATATTTATATCAAGAAATGTGATATCTCAACTGTTACTATTGTCAAGTGCGGAGCATCGGGCTTTCCAGAATCTGATAAGGTTGGAACGGTAACTGACTTGAACCAAAATGAGTATGGAATTGATGCAGAAACTGCAGATTTTTGGGTGCAAGAGCAAGGATACTATTCTAAAGAAATTTGATAAATAGCCTCACATTGAGGCTTTAATCAACTAAATTCCCTTCCCCGACAGACCCTTCCAAAATCCTCATCATCTCCCACGTGATCATTTCTACCGATCAATAATACTGTATGCATATACAGTTACTATCAGGGAGGCCAAACCATGCCCCGCGACTACGAAATCAAACCAGCCTTCATCCGCGCCATCAGGCTCGACGCTGCAGGCCGCAAGGTGATCACCACATCAGCATTCCGCACAGCGCTCTATCAGGCGCATCACGACTGGTCGATTGAGCGATGTAATGAGTGGATAGTTCGCAATCAGGGCGGTTTCATGGACATCACTGAGGGTGACGGTGCGGACAGGACTTATGCGCTACGCAACATGGGGAGGGTCGTGTAATGGGGTTCCCTTCACCGGCGACGGATTATGTAGAGCGCAGGCTTTGTCCTGAAACCATTTGCGGCATTGGCATCGACAGCCGCATTCTCGAAACATCATCCGGGTTCGCAGTCATCGAGCCGTGCACCAGACTGGTACAGAATCAGGTTCTGCTGATTTTGTCCGGCGGTCGGACTCAGTTTGCTCGGGTCATGGGTCGGGCATTAATCACGGATGATGGAGAAGCTATCGAAGGAGCGGCGGCGGAAGAGGTCGAAGTTATGGGCAGGGTGACTTTCTTCATCAACAGCACAGACGCTGATGAAAGCCCTGTGTAAATGCAGCCTATAAAAAAGCCCGCACGGGAGCGGGCATAACTCCCTTAGCTTTGTTATCAATCCTGCGTTCATGACGCAGGTAAGTAACATATCGGCAGCATTTGCCATTACTTTAATAGCGCACTTCAGATATTTCGACTGATACAACGTCACAAGCGGAAATGGGGAGCAGGTACTGCATATCCTGTCCGGTGCCCGGAAGCAGTTCGCAAAGTACAGGGGTAGGGCGTTAATCACGGATGACGAAGCGATAGAAGGCGACGCAGCGGAAGAGGTCGAAGTGATGGGCAGGGTGACATTCTTCATCAACAGCACAGATGCGGATGATAGGCCGGTGTAAAAAGCCCATAAAAAAAGCCCGCATCAGCGGGCTTCTTATCACTCGGGAGCCGCGGCTCCTTTGCGTATCCTTTTTTGTCCCCTCACCGTCTGGTCGGTGTCCTGCTGAGACTGCTAACTTCCTGTTATTGCTGGTGACGTCATATCACCGTCCAATCATGATTGGTGGAGCTGGCGGGAGTTGAACCCTCGTCCTTGAAACCTCGACAGGATTAGCGATGATCGAACAGGTCTGCATCTCTACGCATTCGAAAGAAAATCATGATGGCCTTGCCTAAAAAGTCTAAGGTCCGCTATGAACGACTTGCAGACCTTGCTAATAGCATTCTGTATGAATAAACAGATTGCAGGTCAGATGTTATCTCCAAAGAAAAATGATACATTTAATGAAAATCTAATATGGATGTTCATGATGTCCCCTGAAAATAAGCCACTGATTTATCTATTAAATACTCCTGAATCCGTTGAGAAGGCCCTTAGCCCAGTATTCAATGTAAGCCACTGGTGGATGAATGGATATAACACATATGAAGCAGCCAGCCACCGTCCTTTAGAAATACCCTATTCTTCTGAACTTCCCTCAAACTTACATGAAGCAGAAATAGTAGTTATTGATACACGTCTAAGAGGGGTGTTTATTAGAGGTAATTCCTCTTTAAAAGTAATTTATAGACATACGCCTAGTGTTGTTGATCTGTTTCCTCTGGATATGGATACTGTTCTTACTAACATTTTCTCTACTGAAAAACTTCAACTACTATTTGTTTTTTGTGAAAGCGGTAATGATGAGCTTTATACACTTCAGGATGAATCAGGAAAATATAATCAGTATCAAACTGATACTTATTGTTTTCCAAAATATTATGGCTTCTCTTCTTCAATAAGATTTGGAAACAGAATGAAGGTGGCTGAAGGAGAAAAAGGAAAAGAGATAAAGCAATGTCTTGAAAAATACCTTCCACAATCAAACTATAACTTTGTTTTCCGGGTACATCGAGATGTAAAGTCTGAAGATATTCCTTTGCTCGTTAATGAGGCTGGAGAGTGTGTTGCTTTTATAAGAAAGATGGGTTCTAAGCTTGTTTTCTTATTTCCAAAAATATATGAGAAGGAAGGTTTTCTATTAGATCTTTTTAATAATGTTTTACCGGATATTAGCCTTTTTAGTGAAATATTCCCGAATCATGGAAGCTTCAAATGGATTAACGATTTCTCATATATCTCTTTGGATGAAAGAAATAAACTGATAGATATTGATGATGAGATTAAAAGACACGAAGAAACCTTGTCACATTTAAAAGAAGAATATAAAAAAGTTCATTCCAAAGATGAAAATGTAAAGCTTAGGGCTATGCTAAAAGAAACCGGGGATGACCTTGTATCTGCAGTTAAGTGGTTTCTTGAGTATATCGGCTTCACTAATGTGGTAGATCCAGATAAAGATGTTGATGTAGATGCTGGAGAAGTGTTTGAGGAAGATTTGAACTTTGAACATAACGGTGTTCATTTCTTGCTGGAGGTGAAAGGGATTGGAGGCACTTCAACAGATGCTCAGTGTGCTCAGATCTCCAAGATTGCCTTACGTAGGAGGAAAGCTAATCCGGGAAAGAAATATAAAGCCGTCTACATAGTCAATCACCGTAGATACAAAGCACCCAAAGAAAGAGAGGTTATTCCTTTCAATGATAACCAGATTGAAGATGCTGAGATGGCTCAACGCGGCATGACATTTACTTATGAGCTTTTTAACATTTATTACATGATAGAAGCAGGTGTTATCAGTAAAGAAGCAGCTCGTGATGCCTTTAGGCATGAGGGACTCATTAACTTCAGACAAAGCCTACATATGCTTGAGTTCAATCACTGCTACAAAGGGGCATTAGTCTACTCTTTAGTAATACCCGAAGGCGATTCATTTGCTATCACAAAAGCTGACAAAATTGCTATTCAAGATAATGAAAATCACTGGCACCGATTGTCTATTGAAAGCTTACAAATAGACCGAGTTGATTATGAAGAAGTCAGAAATGGCAAAGTTGGTATCAAGGTTGATAAGCTAATACCTGGAGCAAGAGACTACTATGTCGTAAAGGTTTAAAGCTACTCTACCATTAGCTAAGCCCCGAAAGGGGCATTTGTTTAGCTGATGTCCTGCTCCCCGCAGATTAGTACATCCTGATGTTAGCAATGTCCTCTTCTGGCACAGAGCGGGAATTGATTACCCGCATTGTTCACTGTCTCATCTGGACGAAACGGCATTTCTGTCCAGCTCCCACAAAAAGCCGCTTTCGCGGCTATTTAAGCAGTTATCTCACTTATCAAGCTGCGAAGGGAGGGGTATAGGAATTGGAGGTAAATTTATACTAGCCTTTGCTTTGTAGGGTTTTGTTCCTAATCGCCAGAGAGAATCAATATTTCTTAAATATGTCACCACTCGATGGTCTGCATCACTTATTATTCCACAAGTATACGTTTGATGTGGTGACGTTGGTGAGCGATCGAACGTACCAATTTCAACAGGCCAATAATCGCCATCCGATGATTCATTGCATATTCTCTGAAGCTGCTGCTGATATGTTGTTATATCCGGGGTGCCGCTATAATAAAAGCAAGATGCGACTATGACGCTCAACGTACCCTTTCTTTCGCCAATGAATTGGATAGGTGAGAGCAGCCCAGAAGCATAAATATTTTCGATAACGTTGATGACTCGAGTATCGTGATCTTCATCCCAGATGACAGAGAAATCATGAATTTCACATGGCTGGGTGGGTAAACGATGAACATCAAGCCATTCAACGGTTCTAAAGACTGAGTAGTGAGTTCCACGACCTAAGAACCCTATTGGTTCAGGTTCATCATAGAGGCAGGAAAACAGGGTGGAGTACTGGCGTATTAGTGATTTCAT